CGAGGGCTTTGAATTTAACAATCCAAACGAACGTGACCGTTGCGGTTGCGGTGAATCATTTAGAGTTTAATATGTACAATCCAAAGTTTAACTATCACACGCTCACTAGAGAGCAGGTTGATGGTAAACGTCTCTATGCCACACCCGACGGCAGCAGAGTTCCCAGTGTAACAACTATCTTAGACAAAACAAAACCTGCTGACAAAGTGGCCGCGTTACAAAACTGGCGACGTGCAGTGGGTGAAGCAAAAGCACAACAAATCACAACCGAAGCTGCCAACCGCGGCACACGCATGCACACCTATCTTGAAGACTATGTAAAAACAGGCAAGATCAAGGACAAAGGCACCAATCCGTTCGGGTGGGCAAGTCACGCCATGGCCGAAGTGGTCATTGATCAAGGTCTTAAAAAAGTCGACGAGTACTGGGGCGTAGAAGTTCCGTTGTATTTTCCCGGAATTTATGCAGGCACCACCGACTGTTGCGGATTGCATGAAAATCAGCAAAGCATCATTGACTTCAAGCAAACCAATAAACCCAAGAAACTTGAGTGGATTGAGGACTATTTTTTGCAACTCTGCGCCTATGCAGAAGCACACAACGAAGTGTACGACACACAAATCAACAAGGGTGTTATCCTTATGTGCGTCAAGCCTGCTACAGACGACATGGGCAATATCATCAGCGAGCCGCAGTATCAAGAGTTTGTGATCGAAGGTGCAGAATTTGACCACTGGAAAACGCAATGGTGGAAAAGAGTTGAACAGTATTATATGCTAAATAGTTAATCACAGAGGACAACTAAATTGGCTATCGTACAAATTTCGCGAATTACCCAGCGTAAAGGGTTACAAGAGGATTTACCACAATTAGCTGGTGCTGAATTAGGCTGGAGTGTTGATGAACGCAGATTGTTCATTGGCAACGGCACACTTGCCGAAGGTGCTCCAGTAGTTGGCAACACCGAAGTTTTGACAGAATTTTCAGATATCCTTGTACTTGTTCAAGATTATACATATAGCGGGCAAGCAGCCACCGGATATACTGTACAAACAGGCGTAACACCCGGGACACCAGTTGAACTGTCCTTGCAAAATTGGATGGATCAATTTGCCACTGTCAAAGACTTTGGTGCAGTTGGCGACGGCGTTACCGATGACACTGCGGCCATTAACCGCGCACTTTATCAGCTTTATTGCAGAGAAACAAACACAGCAATTCGTAGAAAGCTATTTTTTCCAGCTGGCGTCTACAAAGTGTCTGATACGATTGTTATACCGCCGTACGCCACTTTGGCAGGCGAAGGCCCAAAAAACAGTGTTATTCAAATGACTGCCACAGCATCTGCAACTTATGTAATGCGTACCGGCGACAGCTTGCAACAAACTGGTGTCAACATTGGTACCAACGGCGCTACTGCACCGACAAGTGTCACTATTGAAAACATGTGTTTTAAAACATTAAAAACAATCGACGTTGCATGTATAGAACAAGCTGATGAATTTGTGTTAAACCAGGTTGAATTCCTTGGTCCGTTGACCACAGCAGATTTAACAACTGATGCCGACGATACAGCCTGCATCAGATTTGACAGCACTGCTGCCAATGAAACACGTCAGATTAAATTTGACAATTGTGTATTTTCCGGCTGTACATATGGTATGAAAACAGATGTTCAAGTCAGAGGCGTTGACTTTTCTGGTTCAGAGTTTAGAGTACTATATGAAGGTGTCGTGGCAGAACCAAACCCATTGGGCACAGCGTTTAACCCACGCGGTATAGGTATTCACAGTTGTGATTTTGATACGATTTATGCCCGCGGTATTGTATTCGAAGTAGAACGCAACGCTACTGTGCAAAATACGTTTGGTGATGTTGGTAACCACTTTGGTGGCACCACACAACCTTTTAGTTCTATTATTGATTTTATTTCTGCCAACAACATCAGCGTTGGAGATATTTTTGATCGTACTGATCAATACGCTACAACTCATCAGCGAATCAACTTAAACGGCACCGCCAGCATTGGTTTTACCAATGGTCAACAAGTGGCCATGGGGCCCTATGTTCGCGAATCTGGATTGACAGTAACATTGAACAACAATGTCACATCGCCGACTACTGCTTTTTCCTACAGCGAACTTGGCATATGGACAGTTGGTATTGATTATAACATTTCAAGAGCTGCTACGTATAGAACAGGCAAACTGACAGTTATACTAGAAAACGGCACAGGCGCACTGACCTACACAGACGACTTTTCTGAAAACGCTGCCACCGGCATTACATTGACTGTGACACAAACTGGCAGTGAACTTTTTGTAAAGTACGTCAGTACCAATACAGGCGACACTGCATCTTTAACCTATAGCATAACTCATATAAGTTGAACTGGCCTGTAACATTTGAATCACGGCTTGACAGTTGGAACCAACTGCGCACTCAAGTCAAACTTCTGCCTGCTGAAGTTGCACTCGAAACCATTAACACATGGTGGTTTCGGGCGCCATGGACAGCGTATCATTTACATTGGGACGACCAACCTGATTGGCCCGATCCTTGGCAACTATTAAGCGACAATATATTTTGTGAGGTTGCAAGAGGGCTAGGAATCCTGTATACTATAACATTGTTGGAACGTGGAGATATGGACTCTGCAGAGCTGGTTTTGACAACTGATAGCCGTAATTTAGTCCTCGTGGACAATTCTAAATATATACTGAATTGGGATAAAGCAATTGTATTAAATACCGAGTCCGAAATAACAATTAAAAAAAGTTTGCACCAATCAAAGGTATCGCTGTAGTAACAATAACAACAAGAGAAGTACATGTCAACAATCAACGTAGTAAAAAGAAGCGGAAATCGTGAGCCAATGGCCATTGAAAAATGGCAAACACAAGTAGCAAAAATTTGTAGCGGCATAGCTGATGTCAGTCAAAGCATGGTTGAGATCAAAGCTCAAATGCATTTTTATGACGGAATCACTACAAAAGACATCGACGGAATTACCCTCAGAGCCATAGTGGATCTGATTGACGTTGAATCAAATCCAGATGTGGGACATACCAACTATCAATATGTAGCAGGCAAACAGCGTCTGAGTATGCTGAGAAAAGATGTGTATGGTTCGTATGAGCCTCCTCGCCTGTATGACATTGTAAAACGCAATGTAGAAACAGGATTGTACACTCCAGAATTACTAGAGTGGTACTCAGAAGAAGACTGGCACAAGATGAATACCATCATTGACCACAGCCGTGATGAACAGTATTCTTATGCTGCCATTGAGCAGTTGATTGAAAAGTATTTGGTCAAGAATAGATCAACCAAGGAAATTTACGAAACACCGCAAGTCAGATACATGGTAGCAGCCGCCACTGTGTTTCATAAAGAAGAGCCCAACTCGGCTAGATTGCGTTACATTAAAGAATACTACAACTGCGCCAGTGATGGCTTGTTTACACTTGCTACTCCTGTGCTGGCTGGCCTAGGGACTCCTACCAAACAGTTTTCCAGCTGTGTGCTCATTCGCAGTGACGACAATCTGGATAGCATTTTTGCCTCTGGTGAAATGATGGCCAAATATGCCAGTAAACGTGCTGGCATTGGTTTAGAAATTGGCCGATTACGCCCATTGGGTTCGCCCATTCGTGGCGGTGAAATTATGCACACTGGCATGATCCCATTCCTGAAAAAGTGGTTTGGCGATTTGCGCAGTTGTTCACAAGGCGGTATCCGTAATGCAAGTGCGACAGTTTTTTATCCTATTTGGCACCATCAGTTTGACGATCTCATCGTTCTTAAAAACAATCAAGGAACTGAGGAAACAAGGGTAAGGCACATGGACTACGGCGTAGTGCTAAGTGCTTTCTTCTGGAAACGATTTAAAAACAAAGAAAATATAACTTTCTTTGATCCCAATCAAGTTCCAGAATTGTACGAAGCATTTTACAGCAATACACCACGCTTTGAAGAATTGTATGTCAAGTACGAAAAGCGCAAAGACTTGCGTACAAAAACCATGAGTGCTGATGAAGTATTCCGCAGTGGTATTTTGAAAGAACGTACAGACACAGGCCGCATTTATCTTGTGTTCATTGACAATGTAATGAAACAAGGCCCGTTTGATCCTGAGTACCATACAATCTATCAAAGCAACTTGTGCTGTGAAATTTTGTTGCCCACCAAGAGTTTCAATCGGCTTGATGATGAAGAAGGACGTATTGCGCTGTGTACACTGGGCAGTATCAACTGGGGTGCATTCCGTAATCCAGAAGACATGCGTCGTGCTTGCCGCATACTACAGCGTAGCCTTAACAACATTCTTGACTACCAAGACTTCTTGAGTATTCAAAGCAAGTTAAGCAACGATGAGATTCGCCCACTGGGCATTGGTATTACTAATCTTGCTTACTGGCACGCCAAGCGTAGTTTACAGTATGGCGACAAAGATGCATTGGCAGAAGTCAAGAGCTGGATGGAGCATCAGGCGTACTATCTTACTGAAGCCACTGTTGAACTGGCCAAAGAACGCGGCGCATGTTTACACAGCGACAAGACACGCTACGGCCAAGGTGTGTTTCCTTGGGAACTACGTGCCAATGGTGTTAACGAACTTGCAGACTTTGCTCCTGAGCTTGATTGGGAAACACTTCGTGTGGCAATGAAAGAGCACGGAGTACGCAATGCAACATTGATGGCAGTTGCTCCAGTTGAATCCAGCAGTGTGGTTATCAACAGTACCAACGGTATTGAAATGCCAATGAGCTTGATCAGTGTAAAAGAATCCAAAGCAGGCAGTTTGACACAAGTGGTTCCTGAGTACCACAAGTTGAAAAACAAATATCAAATGATGTGGGCACAAACAGACTGTGCTGGCTATCTAAAAACTGCCGCCGTGATCGCCGCTTATGTTGACCAAAGCATAAGTACTAACACTTTTTATAATCCTGCACACTATGCGGATCGGAAAGTGCCTACCACATTGATTGCCAAGAACTTGATGCAAGCACACATGTGGGGTCTTAAGACCTTCTACTACAGTTTGATCAACAAAGCAGGCAGTAAAGGACAAGACGAAGCAGTTGCACCGTTGGAAGTCATTGACTTTGACGATGCAGAAGATTGTGAATCTTGTAAGTTGTAATTAAAAAAAGAAAAGAATGTCAAAACAACAATATAATTTAAAAACCAAAACTGATTACCTTAATCGTAAAATGTTTCTAGATCCAGCCGGGCCTGTTACTATTCAGCGATTCGAAGAAGTAAAATACAACAAGATTGTAAAGTTTGAACAAGAAGCTCGCGGCTTCTTTTGGATTCCAGAAGAAATTACGCTGACCAAAGATGCCAATGACTTCAAAGAATCAAGCGACACAGTCAAGCACATCTTTACCAGTAACTTGTTGCGCCAAACAGCGTTGGACAGTTTGCAAGGACGTGGCCCTACTCAGGTGTTTACGCCAGTGTGCAGTATTCCTGAACTTGAATCACTAATGTACAATTGGGGATTCTTTGAAACCAACATCCACAGTCGTAGTTACAGTCATATTATTCGTAACATTTACAACGTGCCAAAGGATGTGTTTAGCACCATCCACGACACACAAGAGATTATTGATATGGCATCAAGTGTAGGCACATATTACGATGCACTACATGTTATCAACTGTCGCACAGAACTAAACGAAAAAGTTTCTGAAAAAGAACACATCAAAGCAATTTGGATGGCATTGAATGCCAGTTACGCACTAGAAGCATTCAGATTCATGGTATCGTTTGCCACAAGTTTGGCCATGGTTGAAAACCGTATCTTTATCGGCAATGGCAATATCATTAGTTTGATTTTGCAAGACGAGATTTTACACAAGGACTGGACTGCTTGGCTAATTAATCAAGTAGTCAAAGAAGATCCACGTTTTGCAGAAGCCAAGGTAGAATGCGAAGCAGAAGTGTATGCCATGTATGCTGACGTTATCCGTGAAGAAAAAGGATGGGCAGATTACTTGTTCAAGTTTGGTCCTGTTATTGGATTAAACGCAGCTATTTTAAAAGATTTTGTTGACTACACTGCTGTTGGCGCTCTTAAAGACATTGGCCTCAAGTATCAAAGTACTGCACCAAAGTCTACACCTATTCCATGGTTTATGAAACATGTGGATACCAGTAAGAAGCAAACAGCATTACAGGAAAACGAAAGCACAAATTATGTAATCGGAGTCATGAGTGACTCTTTGGATTACGACGAATTACCAGTGTTATAAGGAACAATAATGATATCAACAACAGTTTGGAGTAAGGACCATTGTCCTTACTGCGATCAAGCAAAAACATTGTTAACTCAAAGAAGCATTTCATTTGAAGAAAAGAAAATTGGTCACGGCTACACAAAAGAACAACTGTTAGAAGAAGTTCCAACAGCTAGGTCAGTGCCTCAGATTGTTATCAATGGAAAATCAATTGGTGGCTTTACAGAATTAAAACGATATATCGAAGAAACAGGTTTCAACGGTACTGGACATTCATTAGGAACATAACATGTTAATTGACAAAGGCGTAACTGCCGGAAACGTAGTATCACTTAAATTAACTTCAGGCGAAGAAATTGTAGCCAAGTTGATTGAAGAAACAGACGCTTATTATAAACTAGGTCGCCCAATGGTAATTGCTATGGGTGCTCAAGGCCCAGGGCTTATGCCATACTTGTTCACTGTAAATCCAGAAAAAGAAGTCAAACTGGCAAAGGTCACAGTTACAGTTTGTGAAGCCACAGACAAAGCATTTGCTGATCAGTTTACTCAATCAACCACTGG